CATTGTTCAGCACAGAAGCTGCCTTGATTTGCTTGGTGACCGCCATGGAGCGAGCCAGTGCCTTGGTGTAACGAGAAGCCAGCTTGTCGTACAGGTTGTCTTCGATTGCTTCTTCGGTCAGCGCGAACGCCAAAGCGATCGTTTCGTGGCTGTAACGAGAAGTGTAGACTTCCTGAGCGTCGTCATAAGTGATGCTTGCGCCTTCACCCTTGACTGCTGCTTCGCCGAAGCCTGACAGCATGACTTCTTCTTCAAAAGCACGGTCTGAAGTTTCGGTCTCGAAGATTTCAGCGTGCTCGTTCTCATAGTTGCTGTATTCCAGACCGAACAAGGCGTTCAGACCCGGCTCCAGCTCCTTAACGAGTTGTGCGCGATTAATTGCCATTGTTCAGCTCCTTAGATAGCAGCGCCAGCAGCCGGATTAAGGGCATGCTTGTAAATGGTAACTTCTACTTCAGCGAACTCGCCCCATGCGTTGCCCGGCTTTTTAGACAGAGCGATTACACGGAAGAAGTCATCGGTAGAAGCATCTTCATCGACCTGCTGTGCAGAACGACCGGTGCTGGTAGAACCAGAATCGGTGTTGTCCAGGTCAACCAAAGCACCTACCAAGGTAGAAGCCGGGGTGCCTGAGCACTGTGCAGCAAAAACGATGTTTGGATCGTCATATACGAACGCTACTGCGTCGCCATCAGCCAGAGTGGTCTGCGCTGCAGGCCAGTACTTGCTGTATACGATTTCGCCCTGTTCATTGGTGTAACGGCAGCCGCCGAAAACGCCCAAGAAAGAAGCAGAGTCGTCGTCACCAACGTCGATGTAACCGGTTGCCAGCAATTCAACGACGTCGCCGGTGAAGATTGCTGAAGCAGAATCGGTTGCGATCGGGTATTCGTTCATACGAATAGTGCCGCCAGTGAGGTGACGAACCGGAGTAAACCCACGCGGGTTATCTACATTAGCCATGGTTAGTCTCCATCAAAGTGATGATTAATCCTCAAGTCCTTTGGGACTGCCAAAGGAAACATTCGATCTACGTGACGGGTTTTGAATGCGCATGCTCGAGTGAGCATTTGACTTCATCAACTCGTTGTCGACCGATTGCAACTGGTCCTGAGCACGCCCGCGGTAGTAAGCATTACGCTCCTCTACGGTTTCCTCTGGAATACGAGCAAGGACGAGACCACCGACGCTGATTACACCAGCGTGACGACCGTCATCTACCGTTGGAGACACGAAATCGGGGTGTTCGTCGGCACGAACAAGTTCGTAACCTTCACGAAGTCTCCCTGCCATATTGATGCGGTCTTCTTGACCGCCCACTTCAGCGCGGATCCAACGGTGCTTGTATCCCGGAGGCGCTGGCGGCGCGTCCAGGCGTGAAGGTGGAGCCCATGGTTTACGGCGCGCTTTTGTTTCACGCGTATCAGTCTCACGAGAGCTACGATTAAGCTTCGGTACTTGGTTAGTCGTATCACTCATGATCTCACTCCTTCACGTATTTAGCGTACTCATCAAGAGGTACGCCGAGCTTTTTGGCAATCGCAACTTGACTCGGGCTCAACCGGACAGTGCGGCGTGCAGTATTGGTGACGCCGGAAGACCGGGTCGCAGGTGCTACTGTCTGCACGGGTTTTGTAGTAGCCCTGTTATTGCTCTTAGGTGCGCTTCCAAACTTCGCTGGGAAGGTGTCACGCATCCGTCGATCAATTTCATCATAGTACTCTTCAGAAGTGGGGTCAAACCCCTCTTTCTGAACAAGTTCGATATGGATCCCACGGACCGCGGCGGTCATCACCATGTCCTTGCCGAACCACTCGTTTTCCTCGGCCCAAGTTTCGGCACGAGGATCCGGTTGGCGGACCGGCTGTTGTGGCATCTGCTGCGGCATTTGCTGTGGGGTTTGCTGGCGAGCTTGTTGCTGTGCCGCAAACTGCTGGGCAGCGTCATGAAGCTGGCGCTGTTCCCACTGCACCGAGGTCAAACGTTCTTGCGCCTCGGTTTCTGTATCAAAATCACCCTCTTCGCGGGCCTTCTTGATAATCTGCTTCAAAGCCACGATCTGCGTGTCAATGCGGTTTTTTGCCTCTGACATGCGTGCAGAGTCCGAAGACCGAAAACGCTGCTCTAGTTCAGCGGCACGTTGTTGTACGCTTTTGGCGTACTCCACAGCCGCCTGTTCACGGCGCTGATGCTCACGCAGGCGGGCAGTCAGCTTGTTGATGCGTTTTTGCACACCCTCACTGTACTGCTCCAGTTCATCTTCTTTGGCTTCCGGCTTTTCTGCCGAGGCCTCTACTTGTTCCGGCGCTTCTTCAGCGGATTCCAACTCAACGGTGGTTTCCTCTTCGTTTTCGCCAATCTCGTACTCAAGTTTTTCTTCAGCTGCTGCCATTGGGATTCTCCTCACATGTGCAGAATGTCTTCAGGATTGTTCACAACCCCGATAATTTCGTCATCGTTCAAGATGCGAATCTCGCCACCGTCAATCGAAATACGGGACCCCGCATAACGACCAAAGATGATCCAATCCCCTTCCTTGCACCACGGTCCGTACGGAAACTTCGACTCATCCATGTATGCCAAGTCACCCATCTTCAGCACATAACCGACCGTTGTGGCCAGCTGAGTACGCTTCTGGGTTTCTTCGGCAAGGATGATTCCGCCCTTGGTTTTCTGGGCGCCTCGGTAAGGAAGGATGGCTATGCGCCATCCGGTAGGGGTAGGAATAATGTCTCGAACGGAACCCGTTAGTCTTTCCGGGTCTACATTGCCTTCCGAGTCGTACGCATCGTCCAGGGTCGGGCCTTTTGTAGCCTTTTCCTCTGCCCACTTGCGTTCTAGTGCGGTCATGTTATCTGCGACGGCTTCCATCGTTTCTCCTATGGTTAGAAATCTTCGTCCTCAACACCCTTCTTCAGAATGTCTTTAATGGACTGTTCCACCATCTTGATACCCTCAAGACGGCCCATCAGGAAACGATACCGTTCCATGTCCGCAATCGACCCGTTCAGCACCATCTGCTCCGTGTCAAGTTGCAGCTGTCGAATAGCTTTTAACATCCGTTCTGTCGTTTCTAGCATGGTCACAGTCCATGTAAAGCAAGCGGTTTACAGCCCCGCTAGAAGGCTTGCGAAGTAACTACTTACTTCTTAGGTTTCTTTTTACGCGATTTGCCCGCTTTTGACAAGGCTATCGCGATTGCTTGCGCCTGTTTTTTTCCAGCCTTCATCTCAGTCTTGATGTTTTCGCTGATAACTTTCTTACTGCTGCCTTTCTTTAGCGGCATTGGCTGCGAGCCTCCGTACGTCTTGTTGTTCCATCAACCCAGCACGTTCACGCGCAACGTTGGCACGCTCTTGCGCGATTGCTAACTGGCTATCAATACGGGCCTGATTGGCCTGCATGTTGGCCTGAATCTTTTGCTGATCCAACGCCAGCTTCTGCTGGTCGATCTGATTGTCCATCTGATCTTCCTGCGCGCGCAGCTCGAGCTCTTTCTCTTTCAGCGCGACCACCGGATCCGCTTCGCCGCCACCGCCGGTCAACTGCGCCTGCAGATCACGCACTTCCTGCATGTACTGCGCGACCTTCATGGCCACCATGCCTTCCTTCTGCAAAGCAGAAATCATTCGATCCGGATCAGAGCCATAGGATTGGAACAATTCGGCTTCCACGTCCTCTTCGGCCTTCAAACGAACATGCGCCAAGATGTGTTTTTGCAGCGTCATCGCCGCTTGCGGGATCTGCGCCAACATCGGAGACAGGCCCATGATCAAATGCGATGCAATGTGCGCATCGTGCTGCTGACCAGCAAAGGCCTTCAGCTCCATCATGTCCAGTACGTCCGCGTTTTCCTGTGCAGGATCCTTCGGCATCTGAGAGTTCTGTGGACGCAAGATTCCGTCAATGTCGCGTACGTTCAACGACGCATAAACACGGTAATACGCCTCATACAGGTTGTGCATCTGCGGCGCGGACTGCGCGAGCTGCAACTGGGTCTGTGCAAGGGTAATGCGCTGCGCAGTTGAGAAGATGTTCGGGTCGGCAACCGGCAGCACGGCCACCATGTTGTCGAAATCCTGCTTCTTGATCTTGCGCGATGCGCCAGGGACATCGTACGGA